GCGGTAGAGAGAATCGGCACTATTCTCCCCCCATCGCCACCCGATGGGGTCCGTCAAAGACGGTAATTTATTGTTGTGCCTACACGCCCACCCAGACAGTTGGGTAGACGTATTGTGGTTGGAGTCCGCGGAAACGAACCAGCTTGAAATCTGGTCCCGCAGACACAGCTAACCGGTGGTACGATTGATCCGCTACGAAATCCACTTCATAAGACACCATGGGTGCTGTTGTGTTAATCGCGTTGGAAGCAATATACCGAAAACCGGAGTAGCTCGGGATGCGAACCTCATGAATAGGGTTCACAGTGGGATTGAAAATCTCTCGCCCACTCTCATACGCTGTCTCGGCAGCAAGGAGCTGCCCGTATTTAATGGTCGAACTAATGATCTTCGGCACAAGCCCTGCCGACGGGGCTTGCAATTCTGTTGCTGGGCCGTAACCTAGACTCGCCGTAGTTTGACCACCACCTGACATCGAGATCAGCCACTGAGTCGAACCAGCCACGCCGACATGGCAATCGATAAGCCGCGCCAACAAAGTTTGGCGAATGGCGTTAGCGCTGGCGACACCAGTTGAATTGAGCTTCGGTACAGTCCACGCTCCACTGCTAGAGAAACCAGCTAGTGGAGGGTAAATTGGAAAGTAAGCTGCTGCTGGTCCCTGTCGCGTAACTCCCGAACCATCTGTTGGCGGTTCTAGAATGTACACCATCGATGGGCGCGTCAGGATCTTTTTCAAATCCGTGAATTTCTCACCGATGTACAGCGTTTCATCTCCTTGCAACTGGTACGAGGATAACATGTCGCCACTACACATCTGTGCGAACTCAAAGTCATCGCCCACAGATAGCATCATGACAATGCGTACCGACGAGGTTGACACTGGACTGTTGAGTGCTGTGAACACCTTTAGACCAAGATTGCCATTGTGGACACCGGTGATAGTTGGATAACGATCCGGGGTTGTCGTGGAGGATATGACGGTGGAACCCGTCGCAGTCCAGTCAAGACCAACTCGCGTGCGGAACCACGCGCGATAGTTGTCGTGAGGAACGATGAACTCACATGTGTCACTCTCGCGGATGTTCCAAAGATGCGTTTTCGTCGAGGTGAGGTTCCCATCTGTCCCCACAACGACCCCAGACGATGCGTATGCACCGACCGGATCCCAATACAGGCGAATCGTGCCCGCGTGATGCGGTGAAGAAAACACCTTAAACGTGAACTTGAGCGACCCACGCCAGTACTGGAAGTAGCGAGAAAGCATCGCAAGCGGATGAGCGTGGACCACGTTCAACGTAGTATCTGTTTCACGAATCTCAGGGTTCACACCATAAGATGCAAGACGTGTCCCACCTACCATTGTCTGATCCCAATCGTAGTAATGCACAATCGGGTTGATGGTCAAGAGCTCTTTTAGTTCTTCGGTCGTTGGCAGGAAATGCTCTGGTGACAAACCAGCATGTTCGAGCGATACATCAGCGTGCTCACGACTCGCGCTGGCAAGGTTCTGTTTGGCATGAACCGTCACATCACCTTGCAGCGTGTACGCAGTTGCCCCGTGGAGTTCGACATCCTCCATCCAAGCATACACTCGGATACCAATGGTCGTTGAACCACCCGTTGCAAGTTGCGGAGCCAAAATTGGTAGGATGTGATAAGCATGTTGTGCCCCCACACTGCCGTCACCAACATTTAGACGGATCCATTCCGTTGGCATAAGCAATTGTGCCTTCAATTCGGCATCAACGTTGCGCGCAAAGTCAATGATGGCACGCTGCTTCTGGCTGTGATAGGTCAAAATAGACTTACCGTAGACCGCAATATTTGGGTCGGGCGCTTCACCTGGCGCTACATTGACCAAGAGGCCACCGTAGGCAAAGGATGAACCATCAACCTGAACTTTGAGACACATAGTCCCGCGGATGAACGCATAGTTTTGCAACTTAGCTTTCACCTCCGCTGAATTGACCCACGATAAGAAGAGATTACCAGAATACGCATTGAGGCTACTACTCGTAAGTGTGTCAGACAAAATCTCGACTGGACGACGAAGAAAATCCTTGATGTCCGTCTGAAATTCAGCCGTGCGGTGGACGTCTTGCCCACTCATTGGTGTGCTCCCATTCACTTGATCCGAAGTGTTCATAGTGGTGGAGACTTGTTGTGTTGCACTTTGCGAGGTGTGCTCCTCAGTTGTTTCATAGTGATTGGCGGTCGTTTTTTGATCGCGTGCGTCCTTGACCAGTTCGGCACACGAGGTCTCGACATTGGACTTCAGCTTGTCCTTCCCATGATGAGGATTTCGGGGAGCGCCCGTGCAGATGTCGGCAGAAAGTCCATTCTCTTGCTGGATGTCGATTTTTCCTTGCAAGCAGTAACTACTCTCTGCGGTGCCTGTGGTTTCAAGTCGGAAGCGGTCACCTTCTCCCTGGAGTTCGTACTTCGAAAAGTCGATGGGGTCCTCCAATGCCCACGCAGTTGACCCGTCACCCAAGTAATACTTGGTGAGGGTGCCATACGAAGGGAAGTCGTTCTTCCCAACATACGGACTTAGGTTGTGGTGCTCAACAACGCGCTGTACCAATGCAGCGAATTGATCGAACACAACGCGACCGTGCATGTATGCCTCGCGCCAGGCGCTACTCATGACTTGCACGATTTGCTTCTCGGCGGTAATGCTGTTGGACGCGACACCCGTGACCAATGACTTGTAGATACTCGTCATTGCTAGAGGTGCCACGTAACGACCCAACTCTGCGTGCACCACGAACGTTCTCTTCAAAAAGTCGAGATCGCTCTTGTTGCGAAACAGGTAGGCATCACCATCCTTCGACGCCGGTGTGAACTTCATGCCATACTTTGCCAAAGCGGCCTGGTAGGTCGTGAAGTTGAACTCGTGACGCACGTTCGGGTGCACAGCGACGACAACGTCGTCGCCGTACGTCACAGGTCGAACATATTCGCGGAATTCGACGATCTTGCGGCCGGTGGCTTGCGTAAAACCGAAGCGGAGATAAACGCTACCACAGATGGAGTTGATGATCACAGTGAGCAAGTGCCCACTGGGGTTGTTGCGCAAGAATGAAACCAAATCCCCGTTGAAGTTGACGAAGGCAAAAGCGATGTCATACGCAATGCCCCGCATGATGCGAACGTCCTCTTCAGTGATCTCTGCGCAGTGCTTCTGTTGGAACTGGATAATTCCGTCGAAGATGCACATGATCACAAATGCCATCATTTCCTTATCGTACTTCGAGTAATCACCGTCGAAAAGGTGTTCACTGAAGTCGAAGAGGTATTTCGCGATGTCATCCCAGTCCTGCGAGTGCGCGTTTGTGCCAATGGCACACTCAAAGTCCAAACGGTTGCGCTGCATCACTCGGATGAACGACAGGAAGTACTTGCGTCCAAGGATGAGGTGCGCTACGTTCTGGCCCATGAAGACACGTGTGTTCTTCTCAGCAACCTTTTTAAACTCGCGTGGTTCATCTTTGAGAGCACCCATGAAGACGAAGTTGTTACGCTTCCCCTCACGGTATGTTTGCTCGGAACGGTCAAGAAGCTCGCGGAGTTCTTCCTTTGGAACCCACTTCTTGAAACCTTGCTCATTGCTCTCGAAGAAGTGCTCCTTCATCTTGTTGAATGGGAAACCAGCGGACGTGGACATGTCGATACGATCAACACCACGAACACCTTCTTCACCATTGATGGCGACTTCTTCCGATACCTTCTGCAACAAGTGAAGTTCTTTACAACGCAGAGCCACACAGTCGAAGTAGTCGTCGACGCTTTCCTTGATATCGTGATACGGGAGGTTGAACTCCTTCTTCGACATCGGAAGGGCAGCGAGACGCCACGGTCCCCACCCCTTGAGCACAGGTGCGGTGTGCGTTTCCTTGAATCCCTCGTGGTCAATCAAGTACTGCGCAATAATCGTGCGAGCAACGTTGGACTTCGGACTCGAGTGATGGCCTTTGAGTGAACCATACTCCGAGACACACCCCTTCTCGATGAAGTTGAACACCGAAGAGTTGTGCAAGCCTTGAAGTTCGTATTTGCGAATGCTACACCCCAGCTCTGGAGTGCCAACGTCGATTGGCTGCTTCGTTTCGAAAAATTTCCGCAGCGTTTCAACGGTGACGCGTGTGCTAATCGCGCTGTTGCCGTTCCCCATGACATGGGAGCCAAGGATCGCCATCCCGATCGTTGTTTCGGCAACCAAAGGGCTACCACAAAGACCGACAAACGTCTCTTCTTCCGTGCGTGACTCAAACGCCGGGAACGGTTTGCCGGCATCCACACCGAGGTGGGACGCCATGTGGCAACGTACGTTCTTGACGGGCAAGAGCGCAGTACCGTTCATGTTCTTGTACGAGTAGAAACCATGCGTGTTCGCTTGGTACGTCTTCGCAGCGAACAACTCGATAATGTTCTTTCGCGGGGGAATGTGCGGAATGAACACAATTGCCACATCCTGCTCAAGGAACGTGACCATCGAATCATTCATCTTGACGTTCTCGAGGTTTTCATCGACCCCTTCCATTTTGGCAGTGCGGAAGATGTCAAGCGAGAACTCGCCGGATCTGGGCAGATTGTGTGCGTTCATGATGTAGTAGCGGTCCGCAACACAGAGAGCTTCGCACCGCACACTCTTAATATCGGTTTTGACGACAAGGTGGAGCATGTTGTTGACTAGCATCTCGTGAAACTTCTCACGTGTGTACTGACGCATGTTGTGAACCGAGTCACCCACATCGAGTTGACTGAGGCGATACTTCGAGCGCTTCCAGGGGTCAACACTTTCAGGTGCGGTCTTCAACTCACCCTGGAGGAAGAAAGACTCCGAGAACTTGACGACTGATTTCACTGCAGCGATTGCAGCAATGATGACGCCGAAGACCGTGAAGGCGCTCCGCGATGAGAGGACCTCCTTAGCGTGAGCTCCGGCTCTCTCAACAGTTTGCCGCACGTTCCACCAGTGGTGGTAGATGTTGTGGGCGACCCGTGCAAAACCCAGGTTGCGTTGAACACTATCAACTGCACTCTCCACACGATCTTCGATAGCCGCTGCTACTTGTGATGTGGCATTGTAGGCACTGCTGCTCCAGGAGCGGACGACTGTCGGAGTCATCAGTCTTCTAGAGAGGAGGCCCACCGTGACCATGAGCAGGATCGGAGTAATTGTCGACGCATACCCTTGTAGCTCGTATTGGAGCGAGTGGGCTTTAGCCAAGCACCACACACACTCACCAAGTTGCAAATCCTCATCGGAAATGCAATGATGACATGTTGCGCATGTGTTGCTGACCTCGCCATCACTCTCCCCGAGCCAAAGGCAATCGGCGTAACCACACTTGGCGCAGAATTCCTCGCCCTGGAGCTGATGTTGCTCGACTCCTTGTGCGAGAATAGTCTGGTAGGTGAGGTGGCGACCGTGGCACCGACAGCGTGCGTTCGGCATAGCACACTTAGCGCAGGGCTCACAATCATGCAAATACATGCAATCTTGTTTGCGGCACTGGGTGCACATGACGTCGTCATGTTGTTTGTGCGTCTCGCGGTCCGCACAAAACTGACGGTCACAATGACAGAGACCGCAGACCTTGGCGGATCTGAGCCCATTGACATTTTTGACCATCGTAGCTTGAGCACTCAGGTGTTCAAGCACCTTCTTCTCAAAGTAGCTCAACATTTGGCGTACAGAGAGTTTTTGGGCGAAGGGTTTGTGCTCGATTGCGAGCGATTTCTCTTTGCCAACTGGGGCTGGTAACCACTCGGTGATTTCAAACTCCCAAAAATCCGGTGTTTGCTCACTACCATCAATTGGGGGGTGTTGTTCTTGCCACGCGGCGGCTTTGATACCGTCAAGTGCATTAATCAAACCATTCTTGCCCATTTTGCGAAATTCATCGCGGACATACGGCGTGATCACGCACTGAAAACGAGGTTGAACTGCCGAAGGGTGCGAAAAGTAATGAAAAACGTTGAGGTTCTTCACATTTGAGTTCGCGATCACCAGTTTCGCTAGGACTGGGACCTTGCCCTTCTTCTCGAGCTCGGCTTGATTGGACAGGTATGGTGCGCAGTTGATGAGCTGAATCGCATCAATGATGGATAAGTCACCGTTAGTGCACTTACTGGGCTCGAGGCAGGCAATGTCGTCAAGGACGATCATCCACTTGGAGCTGTTATAGCCACTCATGTACTGATCAAAACTCGACCGGTAGTATACGATCGAAGGGTCGTAATCAAGACCTGTGACACGGGCATATTGCTTGCCAAGGATTTCCGTGATGGTTGATTTACCGATCGACGAGTCACCGAAAACAAGCGCAGCGAACGGCATTTCGCGGGTCTTAGAAACTGTACCCTCGATCATGGATTCATGTCGGAGGATCTTCAGCTCGCTAAGAATGCCTTGCATGACCTTGCGATCTTGGATGGTCTTACCAAATTTGACGAGTGTTTCACCTTTATTAATGACACTCTCGAGAAGCTTGAAGTAATCGGCTTGCTTAAAGCCACTGACCTCCATGCCGACTCGCATTCGGCTCATGAGCTTGACCTCATCTACCTGCGCATACCAATCAAGGTACGTGGAGGAGTTGTGGAAAAGCGGTGCGAGTGAACCAGTGTCGTAGCAGATCTTAGCGCGGGAGAGAACGAACTCAACCACGTCAAGAATCGCGTAGACAAAGGAAGTGACCTTCTTGCTTTCTTTTTGGACACGGAATTCAGCGTACACGACTTCGGCGAACCCGGAGTGCAGACCCCATTTCTCCAGGAGAGAGAAGGCCATACAGTACGAGGCCACGGCACGAAGCTTAGTAGCCAAAGGGGACTCGTTGGCACGGTCCCAATTGTCCAGCATGTCCCGCAGATCGCCTTGGAGGAGATGACCTGGTGGGAATAATTCGGTCAGCTCACCTTCGAGAAAGGCAAGTGACTCCTTGATAATGCTGCCACTTGACGTGAAAACAAAAAAAGAGCCAATGTGCTTGAGACGCTCTACATTATCCTTCGCGGACATGATCAAAAAGCTGAGGTACAGCAAATGTTCAATGCGTTGGAGGAGGGCATCATCAGCCACACTATTGCAGTGTAAGCGCATGTAGCGCATGACCTGCTTGATTTGATCGTC